GATGCACCGCCCCCCCCCAAGGGCCGAAATAGACGCCGGGAGCCGCAACCCGGGCTCCTTTAATGAGGCTGAGGATGCCTCCGCTGATAGAGCGCTGGCCGGGAATGAGCCCTCTCAGTCGGCTTCGCCGACAGCTCCCCCAGAGGGGCGAGCCACTGGCGTGCCGGGCAGCTCTGAGCTGGACGCCGGAAGTGCTGCGGGGCGCGAGATGGCGGGCGCTGCTACAGAGGCAAGAGGCATTGCGAACGAGACGGCTGTGAACGACGAACCGGCGGTACATACTGCGGCGCAGAACGCCAGCATTGAGGAATACAAGAACAGCGTTGACCCGGGGCTGGCGGAATATGTTGACCGGGTGCGGGCAGGCGAGAAGCTGGAGCCCTACGTCGTGGCCGAGACGGGCGACCGGATGCGCAGCGCCATGATGGAGCTGACGGGCCTGGAGAAGGTGGGCGACCGCACCCTGATGGACTCGAACGCCGTGCAGCACATCACCAACCGGCACGCAGGCGGAGACGGCAGCGCCGACGGCACCATGAAGGAGAGCGCCGACGTGGCCCGGGCGGCGTATGTGCTGAACAATTTTGACAATGCGTATCTGGCAAAAGAACGGGCCAAGGGCTACAAAGACAGCAGAAGCAAGCGCGCACCTATTGTAGTTTTTGAGAAAAAAATAGACGGCAGCCACATTGTCGTGGAAGCCGTCTGTGATACGAAGAAAAACTATAATTATATCGTTTCGGAATATCTCTCCAAAAACGGTGTGGACAAAAAAGAAATGGTGAAAGCCCTGCGATCCCCCATGAGTGCCGTTGCCAGCCCTGAGGTGTACGTCCGAAACGTAGTCGCAGGTTCTCCCACCGTGACGGAAGCGCAACAGGCCCCTATGGATGCCGCGTCCGACCCCAGACATACGTCCGAAACGTTTTCTGCGCATTCCTCCGCCACAGCAGAGGAGTTGCAGTCCTCTATGGATGCCGCGTCCGACCCCAGAGATACGCCCGAGACGTTAGCTGATCTACCCTCTGCCAAGACCAATATAGCACCGGAGGGCGGGGCTGTCAATGGCAGGAGCTACGCGGAGGAAACGCTGACGGCGGACGAGAGTGCGCTGGACTCGAGCGGCTGGGCGAGCGGGGAGCAGAAAGCGGCGGCTGCACAGCTGGCCCGGGCAGGCAGGGTGAGCACGCAGGGCGTGCAGACCATCGTGGACAATATGCCCGGCGGCATCGGCGCAGGCGTGTACACCCAGGCTGCGAAGGCGCTGTACCGGATGGGCGTGAACGAAGTGGGCAGCTTTGCCGAGGCGCTGCAGCTGACCGGCCCGGAAGGCAGCATGGGCGGTGCAACGCGGCAGGTGCTGGCGCTGGGCAAGCAGGGCGAGAACGCTCTGAAGCTGGCCTATTTACAGGGCAAGGGCGAGGCCGAAGTCTACAATGCCCACAAGGCCGGGGAGCTGGGCAGCGGAAAGGGCGCGGTGCGACCGGACGCCGGGACGGTATACCGGGGCGACAAGGCCGTGAGCGGGGACAAGAGCGCAGACGAGGCATTTTTGAAGCTGACGGCCCAGAGCACCGGCACGGCCATCCACCGGATGATGCAGGGGCTGGAGAACAACGCCAAGGGCTGCATCAAGGCCGCTGCGGGCGAGATGTTCTTTGCCGGAGACGCGGGCAGCGAAACGGTGATGCACGAGACGTTCCACGCGCTGAACCAGTGGAGCGCCGAGACGGGGCAGGCCGTGATGGACCGGCTGCTGAACTATCTTGTGCAGCAGAGCGGCGCAGAGAGCACCGAGAAGCTCATCCAGAGCTACCTCGACAAGTACGCCGAGGCCGGGCAGCAGCTGACCTACAACCAGGCTCTCGAGGAGATCACCGCCGATGCCATGGAGACGGTATTCGGCACGGCGGAGAGTTTCCGGGACTTTGTGCGCCAGCAGGCAGCCGAGGCACGGATGAACGCCGACGCCCGGGGCATCATCGGGAAGGTGATGGACAAGATCCAGAACCTGCTGGAGAGTGTGCTTGCAGACGTGGAGCACTTCCTCAAAAAAGAGCCCACCAACGCCGCCGCCAAGGCTGCGAAGAGCCTGACGGAGGAGCAGCTGCGGGATCTGCGTGCGCTGTATTTTGAGCATCAGATCGCAGCGGGCGAAAAGTACCGGGAAGCTATCCACGAGGCAAAGCAGGGCAGCAAAAACGCCGCAGCCTCTGAAACGAAGGATGCGGCGGTAAAATACTCCATCGATGTCGGCTTTGAGAAAGCCATCGAGGGGCTGGACGAAGACTCGACCAAGCGATATGCTATCCGGGTGGGCAGCACTTCAGAAGTGCTGAAGAGCATCGGTGTGAAAGACAAGGATATTTTCTGGCAGGCTGGAAAGCTTCGGAAAATACTGAACAAGCACAGTATCGCAAACCACAATGCGGCGACTGGAGAAGGCTCCATTATGACCAAAGAAATTCTGAAACAGGTTCCGCAGGTTTTGGAGCATCCCATCATTGTACTGCACTCGGATACGAGCCGGAATGCGGACTATGCCAGCCGGATATTCCTATACGGCGATGTAAAGGACGCGGCCGGAAAGCCGGTGAATGTGTCGCTGGAGCTGCTTCCGACGGACAGAAATGGTCTGGTGGTAGATAATATCGTGGTGCTGAGCGCATACGGCCACGAAAGCTACAGAGCCGGAAAGGTGGTACAGGGCGAGATACTTTATGTTGACCCGGACACAAAAAGAACCGCCGCTTGGCTGAGGGGTAATAGGCTACGATTGCCGTTCTCCCTCGCAAGCGGTGGCTCTAAAGCTACTTTACACTATGCCGACGGAAATGTCAAGGCCGTGACCGCCGAGCCGTTGCCGGGACAACCGCTGTACTACCTGAAGGCCGTGACGGAGGCCGAGGCCCAGAAGCTCTACCCGGAAAAAACAGCCGTGAAATACCAGCTGGAGGTGGACGCAGACAGCCGGGACGCCGCCAACAGCAGCGGCCTTGGGGACGTGGACGCCCAGATGGAGACGATCCGAAAGGCTGTGGAGACAGGCGGGAACAAGCGGATCTCGGAAGAGAGCCTGCGAAGCATTGCACAGGCTGTGCGGGCCGACCACGGCAGCAGGGTGAGCGCCAAGTGGCTGACGGAGCGGCTGGGTGCGCTGAGCGACTACCTGAGCCAGGGCAAGGGGGTGGACTGGGCCGACGCCAACGCCTTTGTGATGGACATTGCCGAGCAGATCATGCAGAAGAGCTCGAAGCGGAACGACGAGCTGTGGAAGGCATACCCGGAGCTGCACAAGATGAGTATGCAGCTGGAGAAAGGCTCGGCGGCCTGCGGCGAGATCCTGTACCAGTACGGCAGGGGGGGGAAAGCCCCCGGGGGGGGGGGCAGCTGGGCAAACGCCCGGAAGGAGGCGGCCCGCCACGGCGTGAGCCTGACCTACACCAAGGACGGACAGGCCAGCCGGTGGGACGGAGACTTTGCAGAGCTGCAAAAGCTGGGCGCGGGACTGCTGCCCGCCGAGACGCCCAGTAGCGCCGCCGACGCGCTGGAGGCCATGATGAGCGCCCACGACGCCATCAGGCCCACCTTAGAGAACGCCTATGACGAGGACTGGGACGGGGCAAAGCAGGACATTGCCATGCAGATCTGGCAGCGGTACATGAACACGCCGGAAATGGCCATCGGCGAGAACGCCCAGCTGCGGGAACAGTTTGCCGCACAGCGGAAAGAGGTGCGGGACATTGCCCGGCAGCAGGAGCTGGAAGCAAGGGCCAAGGCCCAGATCGCGGCGGCGCAGCAAGACAGGAAGGCGCAGGACGACCTGCTGGAGCCCTACCGGAAGGCTGCAGCCAAGGCGAACTACCGGAAGGAAGTGGCGGAGCAGTTTGCGAAAAAGCAGAAGGCCAGCGTGGAGGCCCGGGTGCAGCTGGAAAAGGACAAGCGGCTGAAGCAGGTGCAGAAGGCCCGGAATGCCCGGGAGATGGACAACACCCGGCGGAGCGTACAGAAGCTGACCAGTGAGCTGACCCGGATGATCGAGAAGCCCAGCGAGAAGAGCTATGTGCCGGAGTATCTGCTGAACAAGGTGCGGCCGGTGGCGATGCTGGCCAACGACGCCATCGGCAACCACGAGGCGGCAAAGAAGCTGAGGGCCGAGGTGAACGGCATCTACGGCCCGCTGCCGGCGGACATGAGCATCCGGGACGCGATGGACGGCCTGAAGAGCTGCATCACCCGGGAAATGAAGATGGGCGAGCGGGCGGCGCTGGAATGGGAGAACAGCAAGCTGGCCGACGCCATCGACGACTGGCTGACCGACGTGAACGAGAACCGGCAGCTGAAAATGGAAGAGCTGCGGGGGCAGATCGAGCAGGCGGACAAGTGGCTGCCGGAGGACACCCCGGAGAAGCGGGCCTGGCTCAAGCGGCTGAACGAGGACCTGCAGGCCTACCGGGACGGTGCGATGGCGTCGCTGAGCGTGGAGGAGCTGCGGGGGCTGCGGGAGATCATGGAGCAGACCATGTTCATCGTGAAGAACGAGGCCGTGATGCTGGGCAGCATGGAAGACGTGATGATAGACGACTTCGCCGAGGGACTGCACGGAGAGCTGAAGGACGTGGCCGCCAAGCAGAAAAAGGGAGTGCTGGCTCAGCTGGGACGTGCGGCGCGGGACGTGTACCGGCTGAACGCCACGAACATCGAGCGGAACTTCGAGCGCTTTGGCGGCTATGTCCACGGCGGCTTTATGGAGCAGCTGGGGCGGATGCTGAACGACGGACAGGCCCGGAAGAGCCGGATCACCGCCGAGGGCGAAGCCATCTTTGCCGACCTGACAGGGCCGAAGCACGAGAAGGAGCTGTACCATTTTACCCACGATCTGGTGGACATCGGACTGAAGACCGAGGACGGCAGGCCGTGGCTGGTGACCCACGACGTGATGGCGGAGCTGTGGGTGCAGCTGCAGAACCGGCAGGGTATGCACCACCTGCTGCACGGCGGCGCGACCATTGCGGACATGAGCCTGACCACCAAGGGCCTGAAGGGCGTGGGACGCCAGCGGGCCGAGACCGTGAAACTGGGCGAGCTTATGACCGTGGACGAGAGTGGGAACAAGCTGAACGCCTACGAGGTGAGCCAGCGGGAGGACGCGCTGCGCACCAGCATCATCGGGGAGATCGAAAAGAACCTGACCGAGTACGACAACAAGATGATCGCGGCGTTCCGGGAGCTGGGCAAGCTGACCAAGGGGTACATCAACGAGACGAGCCTTGCGCTCTCCGGCGTGAAGAAGGCCCGGGTGGACAATTACATCCGGCTGCACGTTGACCGGAACACCAACGCGGAGCAGAACACCGGCATCCAGTACGACAACAGCGTGGGCAGCGAGGGCTTTTTGCAGAGCCGCGTGAACAGCTCGAAGCCTCTGGAGCTGGTGGGACTGGTGCGGCAGGCGGCGGAGAGCATCGAGAACACGGCCCAGTACGCGGGCATGGCCATCCCGCTGCGGAACGCCGAGAAGGTGCTGAACTCGATGCAGGGCGGAAAGAGCCTGTACGGCCAGATAGAGAAGGTATGGGGCGAGACGGGCCGGAGCTACCTGAACAAGGCGCTGGCCGACCTGTGCGGAACGAAGAGCGACCACGAGGTGTTCGACCGGCTGTGCAGCACCCTGCGGGGCAATGCCGCCGCTGCCGTGCTGACCGGAAACCTGAACGTGACGCTTTTGCAGGCAGCCAGCCTGCCCACCGCAGCCGCAGAGCTGGGCTGGGGAAGCACGGGAAAGTCGGTGCTGCAATTTGTGAAGAACGCCTCGCCGAGCAAGCTGGCGGAGATCGAGAAGCTGGCCTACGAGCACGGCGACGCGATGCTGCCCACCCGCCTGCGGGGAAGCCGGAGGGGTGAGCTGGGGAGCACCGGGAAGGGCGTGCTGGGTACGCTGCACGACAGCGCCCGGAACGGAGACAACGCCGTGGTGCGAGTCGGCGTGAAGGCGGCAGACGCCATCGGCGACTTTGCCAGCGGAAGCATCGGGAAGGTGGACGAGATCACGACGGCAGCGCTGTACTACGGCGCGATGGAGTATGTGAAGAGCCACCCGGCCGAGTTTGACGCCGAGGCGGCCGTCTACGACAGCCCGGCCTACTGGGAAGCTGTGAAGCAGAAGTACCAGCGGGTGATCGAGCGGACCCAGCCCAACTACACCGCAATGCAGCGGACGGGCTTTCAGCGCACGAAAAACCAGATGGCCAAGACCCTGATGATGTTCAGCACACAGCGTCAGCAGAACGCACAGATCCTGGTGAGTGCGCTGGAGGATGCCGCAGCGCAGGCGGCACGGTACAAGGCAGACCCCAGCGCAGCCAACAAGGAGGCACTGGAAACGGCCAAGGCGCGGCGGGCAGACGCCATCTCGAGCCAGATCGTGCAGACAGCCCTTATTGCGGGGCTGGGCGTGGGGGTGAAGCTGCTGTTCCACAAATGGGGCGACTTACAGGACGAGAACGGCGACATGACCGTGTGGAGCCTGCTGAGCAATTTTATCTATCAGTTCTTCAACAGCGGGGTGAGCAACTTTACCGGCGGAAGCGAGGCGTGGAGAGCCACCGAGACGGTGCTGACCGGAAAGAGCTTTGGCAGCTACGACACCATCAGTATGACGGGCTTTTCGGCCGTGAACGACATGACCAAGAGCATCGCGAAGCTGAACGGCCTGCTGGACAAGGACACCGGTGAGATGACCGAGGAGGAGTTTGCGGAGTACGAGAAGAGCGTGCGGTGGGCGTGGGCAGACGCTGTGGGCCAGCTGGCCATGCTGGAGGGCATCCCCTACAACAACGTGAAGAAGTACGTCAAGGCCGTGAACGAATGGATGGACAGCTTCCAGAAATGGAAGGAAGAGGGCAAAGTGAGCTTTGACTCCACGCCCTCTTCGGCCACCGGGCAGTACGACCGGCTGTACAACGCCATCCAGAGCGGGGACAGCGAGGAGGCTGCTGCGGCGATGAAGAAGCTGGAACAGATGAACAAGACGGACAAGGTGGACAGCCAGCTCAAGACCCGGCTGAAGAAGTACGACGAGGACATTCTGGAAGCAGCCAAGACCCAGAACGCAGGTAAGGAGAAAGCGGCGGAGACGGCACGGAAAGCGGCCTTCAGGAAGCTGCTGGAGGGACTGGACGTGGGCAGCACAGACTCTGCCCGGCGGGCGGAGCTGGCCGACGTGGTGACCGGCGCTGTGAACGAGAGGGCCAACGAGCTGCTGCTGGCCGAAAAGGGCCGGGACAAGGACGCCAGCGTGTACGCAGACCTGCTGGACGAAGTGGAAAATGGCCGGGCGAAGGACGTGCAGGCCGAAATAAACCGGCTGCTGACCGCAGGCAAGGACAAGGGCAGCATCAAGAGCAAAATAACCGAAGCCGTGAAGGAAGAGTATCTGGCGGGCAGCGACGGCGACCGGGAACGGCTGGAAAAGAAGCTGCTGGCCCTCGAGGACGGAGACGGGAACCCGCTGTACGAGGAAAAGAACTTTACCCAGTGGGTGAGCGCTGCGGACAAGAAGGCCGAGAAGGCGAAGGACGAGAGAAATTGGTGGGAGGAGGTGAAGTAAAAATGACTTGATATTCCGGCGCAGTTGGCGTATACTGATGGTAAGAAAGTTGGAAAATCCAACGATGCAAAGGAGCTGACAGATATGCTGACAGAGCTGAGGACCAAGTCTCAGATCACTATCCCGAAGGACATCGTGGCACGGCTGGGCCTGCACGAGGGCGACAAGCTGGAAATCGTGGAAAAAGACGGAACCATCCAGATCATGCCGGTGGCCGTGTACCCCAAGAAGTATCTGGACGAGCTGCGCAGCGAGATCAATGAAACAAAGGCGAAGATCGCAGCCGGTGAACAGCCGGTCTTTGATACCGTTGACGAGCTGTTTGAGATGTTGGATGGAGTGAGCTGATGGCGTACAAGATCACATTTACCAAGCGGTTCGTCAAGAACGTGAGACGGCTGTCGGCAGCAGAACGGACACAGCTGAAAAAGAAGCTGGAACTGCTGATGCAAGATCCGCTATACCCGTCACTGCGAACAAAGCGGATACAGGGAACAACAGATTTGTTTGAGTTCAGTGTCAATATGGATGTTCGGGTCATATGGCAATACGACGGAGACACCATCATACTGCTGCTGGACATCGGACACCACGATATTCTGAATCAGTTTTAAGAAAAGAACGAGCACTCTGGCTGTGAGCCGGGGTGCTCGTTCTTTTTGTATGTCCGCTTTGGGAAAGTCCGCAGTAGTTTTGAATCAGGGGGCGTGGTAGGCTGGAGAAGAAGAGGTCTTTAGAAACGGCAGCGGACCGGAAGAAAACCTCTCAGCTTTGCAGTCCGCCTGACGGCGGCGCTGCAAAGCAGCTCCCCTGGCGAGGGGAGCCTTTCTCAAAGGAAGGAGCCTCAGAGTGAAAGTAAGGATCATCAAAGACCGATTCGGCGGGATGGGCTGGCGGGCCGAGCCGGCGGTGCTGCACCTGGGCGGCGTAGGAACGGCGGGCGTGGAGAGCCTGAGCTTCGCGCTGCCGGAGGAGTGGGACGGGATGGCCGTGACCCTGCACATCGAGCAGGACGGCGGCACACTGCCCCAGCCGGTGCTGCTGGACGAGAGCCGGACGGTGACGGTAGACCACCGCTTTACCGCTGCCCGGCAGGGGCTGTGGATGCTGCTGGCCCAGAGCGCGGACGGCTACACCGCCATGAGCTGCCCGGCGAAATACGACTGCTACGAGACCATTGGGCTGTCGGGTACGGTGGAGGACATCGACCCCAGCGTATACGCCCAGTTTGTGGCGCTGGTGCAGCAGGCCGTGAACACGGCCATGAACGAGGGTGCAGCCGCAAAGGACGCGGCCAAGACGGCGCAGGCGGCGATGGATGCCGCCCAGAAAGGCGCAGCCGCCACCCAGAAGGAGCGGATGAGCGCCGAGGACGCCGAAAACGCTGCTGCCCTTGCGGCGGCAAAGCCGCGGGCGGACATCCCGGCTGCGGCCGCCAGCGCGGCCAGCGCTCTGGGCGCGGCAAACGAGACGCTGGACGCCTGCACCGCTGCCACCCAGGCAGCGAACCGGGCGGCAAACCTTGCCCCGAAAAAGGAGGAGCGCCGCCTGCTGATGCGTCTGCTGCGGGAAGCTGCCTACCAGACCAGGACCGCCGACACCCTGCTGGACCAGCTGAGCGGGGTATGGGCCGAGGTGCCGGTGGAGGCCGTGCGGCTGACCCGGGACAGCCTGACCCTGTATGCGGGAGAGCGGACGGCGCTGGGCGTCCGGATCAGCCCCGAGGACGCCACCGAGCAGACCGTGCTGTGGGAGAGCAGCGACGAGGCTGTGGCCGCTGTGGAGGACGGCGTCATCACGGCAAAGACCCCCGGCGGGACACGGATCACGGCCCGGGCGGACGGATGCAGCGCAGAGTGCGCCGTGCTGGTGAAGCCGGCGGTGGAGCGGGTGAGCCTGAGCGAAGACGCCCTGACCCTGACGGCGGGTGAGACGGCGGTGCTGGACGCAGCCGCCGACCCGGAGGGCGACGTGGCGTGGATGAGCGGCGACGAGACCGTGGCCGAGGTGAGCAACGGCACCGTGACGGCCAAAAAGCCGGGCGCTGCGGCCATCCTCGCCGCCAGCGGCGGGAAATACGCCTGCTGTGCCGTGCGGGTGCGGGAGGCCGAGGTGCCGGTAGAGGCTGTGACCCTGAGCCAGACTGCCCTGACACTGAAGCCGGGGGAGACTGCGGCCCTGACAGCCACAGTCAGCCCGGAGAACGCTGATCAGGCTGTGGTGTGGTACAGCGCCGACCCGGAGACCGCCAGCGTGACCGGGGGCGAGGTGGTGGCTATCTGTGCCGGAACGACGGAGATCGCGGCCATTGCGGGCGGCGTGAAGGCGGCGTGCAGCGTAACGGTGGCCGAGGACGGCCTGAGAGCCGCCAGCCTGATGCTGAGCGTCGGGACGCTGGAGCTGACGGAGGGCAGGACCGCCACCCTGACGGCCACGGTGCTGCCCACCAGCATCCCCCAGAGCAGCATCGTATGGACCAGCTCCAACGAAGAGGCTGCCGTGGTGGACAGCGGCGTGGTGCCGGCCCGTGCCGCCGGCGCTGCCATCATCCGGGCCAGCGTGGGCGGCAAGACGGCCAGCTGCACCGTGACCGTAAAGGCGGCGAGGGTGCCGGTGAGCAGCGTGACGCTGGACCGCAGCACCCTTGAACTGAGCGTGGACGGCACGGCCCGCCTGACAGCTGCCGTGCGGCCCGAGAACGCCGACGACCGCACCGTGGTGTGGCAGAGCAGCCGGGAGGACGTGGCCACCGTGAGCGGCGGCATCGTGCGGGGCGTGGCCGAGGGCAGCGCGCTCATCAGCGCCACGGCAGGCGGCGCAAAGGCCGAATGCAGCGTGACGGTGAGCCAGGCGCTGGTGTGGTGCAGCGTGGTGAACCGGCTGAGCCATGTGACCACCGACCAGACTGCCGTCGTGGTGGCGAAGGGCCGGGCCTACAAAGCCGCCCTGACCGCCGAGAGCGGGTACACCCTGACCGAGGTGAACGTGAAGATGGGCAGCGAGGACGTGACCGGAAGTGCGTGGAACGCCGAAGAGAGCTGCGTGAACATCGAGGCCGTGACCGGAAATGTGGTCGTCACGGCAAAGGCAGAGGTAAAAGAATGAGTGAACCGATCTACAACAGCGCAGGCGAAGTGCTGTACCCGGGCCTTGCGGGCGACGGGGCCGGATACCGGGGAAGCCGCCTCGTGACCCTGACGCCGGAGAGCTGGGAGGAGGCAGAGGGAGCTTGGCCCCTGATGCAGGACGCACCGGTGCCGGAAGCAAAGACCGGCTATGCGGCTCTCGGCTCCTACCCGGACAACTACGGCGCAGCGGCGCAGGAAGCGGGATGCCCGGCCTACTGCGAGGCGCGGGACGGCTTTGTCCGCTTTTACGCCAGGGCGAAGCCCTCCGGAGACATCCGGGTGCAGGTAACGCTGCTGGGCAACGCGGGCGGCACTGTGGTGACAGGACTGGTGGCGGGGAGCGGCGTGAGGGTGAACGAGACGCTGAGTATTGCGGGCGCGGCGGCGGACGCTGCGGCCACCGGCGTGCGCATTAAACTGTTGGAGATGGTGCATGGCACAGATGTAAACGGCATCAGCTTTGTTTCGACCTTTGACACGCTTGACGGCGTAGAGCTGACGGGCGTGTGGAACAAGGCGGCGAGCCGCATCGATTTTTAAGAGGAAGGAGGATCAGAAATATGCAGATCAAAAACTTAGCCATTGGTGATGGCTTTGTCTACCTGATGGAAGGCAGCACCAAAGTCAAGTTTTACGTGCTGGCCCACAACTACGAGTCGGGCCTGAATGGCAATGGACGGACGCTGTTTTGCCGGGAGAGTCCGGCGACGAGCGGCACACGAGCACCACGTGGAAGATCAGGCATGTCTTATTGGCCCTCGTGTTTGGAGTGTTCATATTATAAAAATACTTATTCGACCAAATTCACAACGACCGTGAAAAGCTGGATTGGGAGCACGAAAATCCATGTTAACAGCTTGCATAATCCTCTTAACAACAGCAGTCCTAGTTATGATATGGATGTGGCCAGTGTTGGCTTTAGCTTTTTTGCAATCTCGTCAGTGGAATTGGGGGCATCGAGTTTTGGGAGTTATAACTATTCGGACGGTACGACTCTTTCTACTGCGGCACGTACTCGATTAGCAGCCATACTACGCTCTTATGGCGCCTTTTGGACAAGAAGCCCTGGACCAAGCTATACGGATCACCATACAGACAGCGACGGCGATAGCGAATATTACTTTGCCAATGGTATGTACGTACAGAGCGCAAGTGGGGCTAGTTTCAATCTTGATCAGGCTTATACTTATGAGACCGGCTACCTCCCCTGCTTCACCCTGCCGGAGACACTGTACATCGACAAAGACGGTTTCCCGACTGTGAATCAACCGCCGGAAGTGACTTCTGCTGCGGGTGAGAGCGGCGCGGCTCTTGGCGAGAAGAACGAGCCGTTTACTCTGTCCTACACCGTGACCGACGGCGACGGAGACCCCATGACCATCACCGAAAAGGTGAACGGCGTGGCGCTGGCCGTCCGCGAGAACGTGTCCACCGGCACCGAACTCACGGTACAGTGCCTGAGCGAGAAAGCCCTGTTCCAGCAGATCCTCAACGGAGAAAACACATTGGTGCTGGAAGCGGACGACGGCAAGACCTCGACAGACTGGACGGCTACCTTTACCAAAAATGTGACAAGTGCCGTCCTCTCGCTGGCCCAGCCCCTGACGGCGGACGACACCATTACGGTGGTTGCTATGACGCTCGAGGGCAGTTTTCCGTCAGACATGAGCCTGACCGTGGAGCTGAGCAACAACGGACTTGACGAGACCCCGGTGTGGGAGAACTGCACCGACATCCAGCGCGGCGAGAGCCGGGCCTTTGCACACCACGCCTTTCCCAACAAGACCGCCGCCAAGGGAGCGGCCTTTAACTACAAGGTGACGATCACCCGGGGCGAAAGCGGCGTCGGCGGCAATATCACTATGATCGGAGGTGTGATCGGATGAGTCTGCACAAAACAGAAAGGAGCCTGAAAGAGCTCCACCGGAAGCTGGCAGCGGAGCAGAAGCTCAGGGAGCTGCCCGGCCTCGTGGCGGAGATCGAGGACGCCCTGTGTGAGCAGGACATGGCATCACAGGAGCGGCTGGCGACTATCGAGGACTCGCTGTGCGAGCTGGACGCCGCTATCAACAACAAGTAAGGAGGTAGCATATGGATAAAATCTGGGCAAACAGGTTGATTGCCGGCACCAAGTCATGGGCAGAGATGCCCGCACGCCGCCACGCCGGAGTCAAAGCGGAGCTGGCCAAGCGGGTGGCCGACGGTGAGATCACCGCAGCGCAGTACAAAGAGATCACGGGGGAGGACTACAATGAGTAAACTGCTGGAGCTGCTAGAAAAGCTGGTGCGGGCCATCTTTGGCCCGGGGGACAAGCAGGACACCGGCGAGGCAACACCCCCACCCGCAGTCCCCAAGGCAGAGGCTGTCACCGGCTGGCAGGGCGGGCCTCCCTACCGCTTTGTGGACGTGAGCCGCTATCAGGGCAAAATTACCCTCGACGGCTGGCGAAAGGTCAAAGCGGCGGGCTACAAGGGAGCGATGCTCAAGACGGTGAGCACCAACCGCAGGCTCTCCAAGCGGGCAGACGGCCTGTACATCGACCCCACCTTTGAGACCAACTACCGCAATGCCCGGGCTGCCGGGCTGGACGTGGGCGTCTACTACTACACCTACGCCACCAGCGAGGCGATGGCTGACGCAGAGCTTGCCCTGCTGCGGCAGGCGGTGCGGGGCAAGGAGTTTTCTCTCCCCGTTTGCGTGGACGTGGAGGAAAACAAGCTCAAGCAGCTGTCCACGCTTGACCTGTCCAACCTTACCGCTTACGCGCTGGAACAGGTGGAGCGGATGGGTTTTTACGCCCAGCTGTACACCTACACCGGTTACAAGTACGAGCTGGACATGGATCGGCTGTCCTCTCGGTGGGACGTCTGGCTGGCGGACTACACCGGCAAGGCACCCAAGGTTAGTTTTAAGTACAACGCCCACCAGCACAGCAGTGAGGGCAGTGTGCCGGGCATCACGGGCAACGTAGACCTCAACGTCACTACCCTCAACTATCCCCGTATCATCGAGAAGAAGGGTCTGACCCGTCTCCGGGAGGCATAATGGAGCTGTATGAGTCGTTGAAAGTCGTCGGTGCAGCGATGATCGGCCTCTTCGGGTTTGTGGCATCGCTGGACAAAATGGTTGACCTCTGGAAAAAGTACAAGGGTCTGGCCGAGGCTCCAGACAAGGCCCAGAACGAGGAGATAAAAAACCTGAAGGATGACGTGGAGCTACTTAAGACCAGGATGATGGGCGTGCAGGATGCACTGGGCAGGGATATGCGGCGATTCAATAATCTCGATGACCTTGTCCTGCTGATCCTTGACGGCGTGCAGAACCTGTTGGAAGCGCAGCTCTCGGGAAACAACCACGATGGCATGGAAGCGTGCCATCAGAACATCCTTAAGTACCTCATGAAAGGAGCGACCAAACATGGAGATAGCAGTGAGTAAACTTCTGAGCATCCTGCCCGCCCCGGTGGCGGCAGTGCTGATGCTGGGTGGCTTTATCTTCTACGCCATTGGCTGCATCCGCCTTGGCTATGGTGCCGCGGTAAAGCCGCTGGTGCTGGACCTCATCGAGAGGGCTGAGCAGGAGATCCAGGGGACAAAGAGAGGCGCAGAGCGCAAGGCGTGGGTCGTCAAGATGCTCAGGGCCGCTTTGAGCGCCAGCAAATACGGCAGACTCATCAGCTGGGCCATCACCGATGAGACCATCGGCGCCGTGATCCAGTTTTTCTTCGACCGGGCAAAGGCGGCGCTGAGTAAGGGGTAAGACCATGAGCGACACTACATACGGCCTGAAAGGCATTGATAAAATTATTGGATAAACAAAACCCCCGACGCTCCAAACGGAGCACCGGGGGTTTATTTATTTGAGATATTCCCGCAGCGCCTGCAGGATGAGCTCGTTTCGGCTGCACTGCTCTGCATCTATCCGTGCTGCCATCTTTTCGGTCAGCTTGCCCGGGATGTAGACCGTAGCCTGCACATCCTTTGCGTCCTCACTGCCGGTGCCAAAGATGGCGTCGCACTGCTCCTCGCCAAGGTGCTCAAGCACCCACTTTTGTGCGGCGCGGCGGAAGCGACCGGCAAATATGCAAAAACTGCGCCACCTGCTGGGCGGTGGCGCAAGAGGTGGCGCAAGTGGTTTCTATTTTAACGTAGATACGTTATAAAAACGGAGACATTGACGCTCTCGTAATGAGCAGGTCGTCCGTTCGAATCGGATCAGTAGCTCCAGAAATCCTACAAATCAGCGTCAAAATTTGACTGATTTGTAGGATTTTTTCTTATTTGAGCTGACGCATACGAAGAAAACCGCAACAAAAACCGCAACATGAGGTGGCTCAAAATCGAGAATTGAGGCTTTTTGACAAAATT